AATTACTAAAAAATTATTAAAAAAAATATTAATACATTTAAAGGAAAAGGAAAATATTGAAAAATTACAAATTGTTTTATTAGAACCTATAATTAAATATACATATAATAGAATATATCCATATTGTATATTTATTATTATTATTTTTAGTATGACCTTTTTAGTTTCATTAATAATATTAATAATCTTAATTAAAAAAAAATAAAATAAATTAAATACATCAAATTAATATAAATTAATATAAATTAATATAAATTAATATAAATTAATATAAATTAATAAATATAATATAAATATAAATGGATTTTGAATTATTATTAAAATATGATAAAAAAATAGAAGAAGTAAATAATATTTTAAAAAAACTAAAAGAAAAAAGAGATTCTATAGAATCTGAATTAATACATAAATATAAAAATGTAGAAACACCAATAAAAGTAAATAATATGCTTATAACATGTTCTAACATAGATACTATGCCGCCATTATCAATGAAAATGTTATCATTAATCTTTGATAATATATTTGATAATGATAACAAAACAAAAATAGTAAATGTTATAAATAATTATAGACATGATAATAAAAAATCTTCTATAGTATTAAAAAGAAAAATAATAAAAAATAAAAGTACTAAAAATAAAAAAAATACTGTCTAAATATTTATCTTCTACTAAAAATACTGGAGTGTTTTACTAAACATCAATGCTATATCTATATCTATATCTATATCTATATATATCTATATATATATATCTATATCTATATAAATTTAACGAACGGTTTGTTGTATTGAATTACTTATATATATTTTTAATTTTATTTTTAATTTGTAAATCAGAAAATGTTGTATTTTTATGTAAGAATGATGTTATATAATCTAACTGATTATCAAATAACGTTTCCTTAATATTTTTAAATATTAACGTATCTTTCATAGTATCATCTATTAAATTAATGTTATTTTCAAAAATTTCTTTTGCTTTATTAAATTTAATCATATAGTCTTCATATGTAATATCTAGACTTCGAGTTCTTGATGTAAACATTTTTTTTATACATATATCTATATCTTCACCACTTCTAATATATTTCATAATGTATTTAGGTCCAATACCATAAATACGTTTAACATAGTCGCAACCACATAAAATACAGAAGTTAATCCATTGTGATTTAGTAATATTTAATTTATCAATTATAACATTAACATCATATTTAGAAATTTTATTATTATTTATATTAAAATCTCGTAGTAAAATATCACCACCACTAACTAATATATCCATATCTTCTGATAAAATCATATCAACATAGTTATTTTTATATAAATTACTACATAGTAAATCTGCCTCACCTTTTGCAACAATATATTTAATATTAAGTAAATCTAATAAACATTTAATATTTTTTATATCTTCTTTAGTAATATGTATCATTTTATTGTCTAATTTATTTATCTGAAATTTTAGGTCCATTATTTTTTTATTATTATCTTGAATTAAAACCAATTCTTCCAATGATTTAGAACCATGTTTATTAATATTATCATTAGTATTATTCAATACTTCTATTTTTTCTTTTAATTCGCATATACGATTTTTATTTTCTAGTTTACGTTCTTTCCTATGAATTAATACATCTAATTTTTCTTTTGGGGGAACTCCATCAAATATATATAATGGAGTAATATTATGAACCATTAATCTATTAATTTGATTTAAGAAATGTTCATACATATTTTTATTATTATACTTAAATCTATAAAGAAATATAGAAATATCAATTGCTACTTTTTTATTTGATAGTGTATCAAAATTAACATATTTTAATCCATCTCTAGCATTTAGCTTAATAAAACTATTTAAATCTCTAATACCCATTCTGGTATGTTAATATATTTTATCATAATTTATTTAAATCAATTTTATTTATTACACTTTTATTTATTATACTTTATAAATTATTAAAAAATAATAAAACTATTACAACTTTGAATATTTAATTTTATAAAATTGATTTCATGTTTATACTCTATAATTTTAAATAATCAAATTATGACTGATAAAAGAATAAAAAACGAACAATGGTCTGTAAAACAACTTATATCTAAAATAGATAATAAAGAAATAACTAAACCCCAATTTCAACGAAAAAAAAAATGGGATACTCTTCCTAAAAAAAATAGTGCTCCAAATGATTATTCCTATATTAAATTCCTATACGATACAGAAAATAGTGTTCATGCTATTACTTTTGGACAAGAATCTAACTCTAAACGTATATTTTATTCAAATATTGATGGTAATAATAGAATTAATGCTATTAAACATTTTATGGATAGACCATTTGAAATATTTAGTGAATATTTAGAGAATCTTTTTAAAATATTTGATGAGATTAATAGCGAAAATATTTTAAAAATCAAAGACATATTCAATACATTATCATATGAACAAATTATTAAAATGAAAACACCTGCGAAATTTTTTAGGCAAGAAAATAAATATGACTTATTTGAAGAAATCCGTGTGGAAGAAGAAGCTATTGAACAAGAAGTAGAAAAAATACAAAAAAAATTAATGCTCAATGAAAATGACTATTTTGACTCAACTGTAAAAATAAATGTAAATCTATTTGAAGGATATAATACTGATGAATTGTGTAAAACATTTGAAGATATAAATAAATATAATAGTAAATTGACTGAAACGGAACTATTAGCGTGTCGTTTACATAACATATGTAATTTCACTATTAATGATAAAATTTTTGAAACTAAATTAAATGAGTGTATAAAAGAATATTATAGAAATAAGGCTAGTGATGAAGTTTTAGAATGTTTCGAGCACACTGAAGAAAAGATTAATGCACATGATTTCATTGTTGGATTTCAAAATTTATGTAATAAAAAATACAATTTCATTAGTAAAACTGATGTAGATGGGTTGTCATTGTTCTTTAAATTATATCAGGTATTATATACTAGTTTTATCGATACATTTATTACAGAAAATGTTAATGATTTTATAGAAAAAATCAATTATTCGTGTGAAATTTTTCAAGAAACAATATCTAATATATTCACTAATAAAATAAATTGTAAGTTATTTAATAACTCTTGCCAAGATAAATTAAAAACTTTAAAAAAAAATAATTTATTTATAATATTATGTTCTATAATTGGATATAAAAATAAAAATATAAACAAAGATAAAATTATAAAAAGTTTAGAAAAATGTTTACTATATCATTTCTCAGTAAGTGATATAAAATATAAACTTACAAGAGATGAATATTATAATAAAGATAAAATACATGGAATGATTGGCAAAGGTTCAATTGATAAAAATGCTAAAAATTTATTATCTTATCCAGAAGAAATTAGTGCTACCTTAAATAAAGATTTGTTTGATAAATTACTATATGAGCTATTTAATGAAACAAATTATCCACATGAACGAAAACTAGATAATGGAAATAATAAAAATGATAAACGCAGAAAATTAAAATTTTTTGAAAAGACACTTATGTTTTATTATTATAAAGGAAAAATTCCTACTAATATGTTAGATAACGAATTTAGTATTGAACATATTATGCCGAATAGTTCTGAATGGGAAGGTGAATTAGATAAGGATAGAACTGGTAATTTGATACCTATAATTTCTACAATTAATAGTCAAAGAGGGAATAAACATATAGATTCATATAAAAAAACAAAAGATGGAACCGAATTTTGTAAATTTATAAAAGATATTATACCAGATTATAAAGAATACAATACTATTATTAATCATGATAAAAAACCAACAATAATAGATAATGAAAAATATAATAAATTGTGTGAAAAAAATGAAAAAATATATCAAGAAAATTTTATTAATTATTTATTTAAATAATTTATCCAAATATTGTCATTCGTAAATTTTTATATAATAATTGTGGTTTTTTATTACTATATATATATTTAAAAAATTCCGATAATTTATTTATAAAATCTTTTTGTGTGCTATAATATAATAATAAATCTAAATATATAGTTTTAAAATCATCTTTATTTTTTAATAAATAATATTGATTATAATTGCTATTAAATATATTTAATATATCATTTAAATTAAATAATAGAGCTGTTTTTAAAATATAATATTCAAATATGGCACTTGTTTGTTTAAATAATTTTGTATTATATGATTTAAAAAAATCATTACAATTTTTATATCCATAATGAACTAATATTTTAGCACTTTGGTAGCATGAGAATTTTATTTCATATTCTAATAATTCCTTTAATAATGTTAAATCTTTTTTATTATTATATTCATAACTAAAAATAAAACAATTAATTATATTAGCTATTATTTCAGTATAAGTTTCATTTAATTTTAATTTAGTGTTAATATCAAAATATTCATCAAAATTATATTTTATTGAATTTTTATCTATATTTGAACCAAAAGCCAAACCTAAATCTAAATGTAAATAATGTATTAATTCATGAATTAATACTTTATTTAGTTCCTCAATACGATAAATTATTATTTTTTTTTTATTTGTATATTCCATTGATAGACCACTATTAACTTCATTGCAACCTAAATTTTTATAATACACTGGTAATTCCTTTTTATTTGATGTTAAATAAATATCAATATTTATATTAATATTAGTTTGTTTTTTAAATAAACACATTAGTAGTATTAATTTTATAAGTTTATTAACTAATTTTTTTGATATTTGTTTTTTTTTATTATAGATATTTAAATTAATAGTAAATGTATTATAAACTATTTTATATTTATGTAAATAAGTCATAGTTTCTATAGATAATATATTAGTTATCGATATAAATTGATTATATATATCTTTATCATGGATAAAAATATTTTTTGGTAATTTATTATTAATAGATAAATTGTATATATTATTTATTAATGGTTGTCCATTCTTATTTAAAAATGTTATTAATCCATTATAATTTTGTTTTTCCAATAATTGTTTAAAGAATTCTTTATCGTCTTCTATATAAGTTTCTAGTAAAGTATCTAAAGAATTATTATAGTAATAATAATTAATTATTTTTAAAATATTTGAATTTTCTAAAAATTGGCTCTTTTCGTTGTGTTCAGTGGTTTCATTTTTAGCATTATTACTAATATTATGTTTAGTTAAATTAATTTCATTTACGTTGTATTCAATATTGATATCTTCAATCTTTATAGTTTTATATAAATTTATTATATAATTATAAAATTTTTTATAACTATTACTATTTAATTTCGGAACATTTATATTTATATTATCTAAATATTTCAATAGTTTATACATATAAACTTTTTATATATTATTTATTGAAAAATTAATTTAATTTATTTTAATTTTATTTAATTTAATTCACGTGAATTAAAATATATGTATATATTATAAAATGAGTAAAAGTATGAAGTTAAGTGGAGGTGCGCGCAGACGTTCTAACAAATCTAAAAGAACCAGTAGAAAACGTCCGTTAAATAATTATTTTAAAGCAATGTTAAGTGCTAAAAAAAATAATCTAAGTTCGTTTAATTACAATGGTAAAAAATATGTTGGAAGTCAACATAAACATTTAGGTATGATATATAGAAAGGCATAAATTTACTAGCATTTTTCTTTAATTATACTAAAGTTAGTATCATCTTCTATAACTAATACGTGTACTTTGCGATGTTTACATTCATTCGAATTATCTACTTGACCAAATGCTTTTGACGCGCCTATATCTACACGCCATATTTTATTGTTAAAAGATGAATTAATACCCTTATTATACATAAATTGTGGGGAATGTCCCATTATCATACCTTTAATAATGTTATCTTTATTGTTATTTAAATTTTTCATATTTAAATAATGTAATGTTTTTTTGAAATTTTCTATACTACTATGTTCATCCCATTCATCCATATCAGAATATATTCTTGACCAAAATGGAGAATTATCATCATCATCATTATGATATAAATAATTTAAAGCATCATTGATTTCTCTACTATTATTTCCCATTATCCAATTTTTCATATAATGATTCATATCTTTTAACGAATATTTCGAGGCACAATCACCAGATATACCTCCATGAACAAATATCCAACTACCAACTTGTAAGGCTGAATATCGGGTATTAGCTAATTTTTTAGCTAAAATTCCACCTGGCTTGAATACTTCTAAACGTTCCTTATATCCAAATGGAACTTTAGAATTTTGCTCGTATTTTCCTTTAAAATAATTACCAAATTCTGCGAATTCTTTTGGACTAACATATCTAAAATCACCATCAATATTCATTAATTCATGATTTCCTAATACACTTAATAATGCACCATTTTTATCTTGTGCCTGTTTGTGTAATTTTTCAAATAAACTTATAATGCGTAAATCGGAACCTTCGTCTTCACATATATCTTCATCTTCTTCTATACATAAATTATTAACTAACTTATTAGGTCTTACTCTATCTATTTGGTCGCCCAATTGAACTACATAGGTATTTCCGCCAGTCCAATTAATATTTGAAATATCTCGAATATTATCATCTATAGACAAATTGATTACACCAGCCAATTTCAATGCTTTTATAGCAACACTTAAATCACCATGTATATCACCAATAGCAACTATTTTTTTAACTTTGGGAAAAATACATTTAGTACTATCAATATTTACATTAATATTATAATTAACCTTTTTAGTCCGTTTATTTAAAGATGATAATGATTTTGATTTCTTTAATTTAATTTTAGATAACATTCCATTACTATTATTACTATTATTATTACTATTACTACTATTATTATTACTATTACTATTATTACTAGTGATAGTTGATAAGGAGTGTGATTTATTAAATGTTTTAACTACACCTACCTCATCTAATATTTTTTTTTTTATTTTTTCTTTACTTAAATATGGACTTTTATATTTATTAGT